CATTACCTTCCTGATAAATCGGGAATCTTGTGCTGGCATATTATCAATGAACTTCTCTATCTCTTGGCGATTATCGGTGCCCGACACTGAAACGATACATGCTTTAAGAGTACCCGTCAGCATGTTATCAGTCTGCTTTCTTTTCTTCCTCATTTGGCGGGCAGCAGATATCTTCTTTTCGTCGGCACCATTGATCAGTTTTATTTCTACATCTAACTGTGACTTGGGAAGCGTCACGATAAAAGTACCGTTGCCTGTGTCTCGCACAGCGGATCCCACCTCGTCAGAAACTTCTGCCAAGTCAGGTGGTCCTTTTATGCCAGCATCTCGTAAATCAAATGACATGTCTTGATCCGTGTAACAGTTAGGGCATGTCGCTTTGGTTTCATACTGCTGGCCATACGCACTAACTCTCGCTGCAACAAGAATGGCACTCTTATCGCCTATGAGAAGGTGCTCCTGACTGATTCTACCATCGACAATAATATTCTTGAGAAGCTTGTCGAAGACAACACCTTTCTGGATTAGAGACTGCGATGTCAGAATATCTTCTTCTTTTGCAGTCATCTCCCTGATCTCAATCGTTGTCTCGTTGTGGAGTGGGTGCCCCGGTTGGTAGTATTTTCCCTCTGATGGCAAATCAACCATCTCTGTGGGGGATACAAAGGATAATCCACCCCCATCAGAATCTGCATTTATGGCAGCAGAAACATCAGCAGAATCCTTCGCACCGGGCGAAGGTAAGCCGAGACGTTCCTCGTTATTTCTTTTTGTCATTCTTACCTCGTTAAATCTTCCTAAGATTTCCTTCTACAGTATAAGGCATCTTAAATGAAAATTTAAACATTATTTCTCTTCTCTAGAGATCAACTACCAGCAGTGGAAGTGTATCCCTTGAGTCCTTCCGGAGTGACGATGTTGAACCAGTCAAATCTAAGTTCGAGAGATATCTCAACAAGGCCTTCGTTTTCGTAGTTCAAATCTCCGCCAAAATCGACACTCTTGATCCAGGCATTCTTCAGGGTAATCTCTTCTATCAGTTCCCCGTCTCCGTTCATTTGAGTAATAACAACATTACCAAGTGCCTTCACGGCCTCTGCCTTGCTGATTGTTGAAACATCTGCATTGGGGGCGGCCGTCGAGGGGGCACTCGTATTAATAATATTATCTGGAAGTCGGTATCCCGAAACTTGAATCAAGTCATATAGTGCTTGTGTGGAAGAAGGGTTCGAGGGATCCACAAGAGTGAGGGTGATGGGATCATATGTCACTCCACCGGGATAATAAAATGTATGGTTGATAAACTTATGTTCTGCCTCGCCAATCGTCATTTTGGGTTTAGCAACTGCCTTACACACGTAACTAATGTACGATGATAGTTCAGGTGCACTGATACTCATAAGCCAACGATGTTGCCTCTTCGGGTCAGATATTGTTGCGTCGCTCCAAAATGCCATTTTTTATTTTCTCCTAGATTCTCAGTTTTGTAACTATAAGTAGTTTTCTGTTTCTTTTTTAATCATCAAAAGATGCGCCAGATCTCGTCACAATAAAGTCAAGAGCGATGAATTCGAGTGCCTTAGCGGGTTTCAAATAAATCTTGGCATACATGATGTTCCTATCAACCAATTCTGGCGTAGTTGTTGTGCCGTCGAGAATAACTTTATAATCAGTCAATCCTAGTCGGGTCTTAACACTCGCAAGGAATGGATCAACTTGAGCTAAGAATCTGTTCCATGTTGATTGAACATTCTGGTCAAAAAGCAACCTAGAAGCAATTCTAGAAATCTCACGCTTGACGAAGATTAACATTCGTCTAACATTGATTCTATCGAGAGCAGATGGTGTCACTTGAAGTGTCTTCTGCCCGAAAATCACAATGCCCTCAGATGGAAATTGTGCGATGGGGTTAATGTTCGCTGTATACAGATCGTCACGATTATCCGAAGTTAGTCTTTGCCGCACGTTAGTCACTGGCAATCCTGCACTTCCTTCAGTCAATCCACCTCTGGTAAACCCAGCGGGGGCGAACCACAACTCACTCTTCGCTTCGCTAGAGGCGAGAGTTCCGAGCACTACCACACTAGGTGGCACCCATAAGGAGCCTCCTGTCGTTATAGTATCGTTGATTTGAACCCACGGATAGTAGGCACACCCATAACTGTTGTTGATGTTTCGTTGATTCAACTGATTTATGGTATCTGATACACTGCCAATTCGAGTGGCAGCACTTTCCGTTGATTCCGTTTCTGGTTGATATCCGCCAGCAAGGTCGATTACCGCGAGGACATCGCCTCGGTTCTCAGCAGTTTCCAAGAGTTTTCCGGTAATAACCGAGTTGGTAATGCCGGGAACCGACAAGATATTACAGTCAACAACATCCGGGTCAGCAACCGCATTGATTGCTCGCTCGATTGATGCGAAGGCATAGTTGTTCTGGGCGTTTCCTCCCAACAGTCGGTTAGCAAAGGGTTCTCTTTCTAAGATATTCAAACCTTCAAATCCGCCGTTAAGCATTGTAGTGAACTTATTGAATCCCGCTGCCAGTACGGCCTCATACGAAGCGGAGGTAACAAGACCCGATGGAGATGTATACCCTACCGCAGTAAGAGATGTTTCATTGACTCGCGAACCGGAGGTATATGTCGCCTCTGCCGTCGTACTTGATCCAGAAATGTCATCTAGGCTGAAAACCCAAGAATAGTTTAGAGAACCAGTGGGGGGCAGATTATCTAGGTTTTCTGGTTTCCTCAGAACATAATCGGGGATATCCCTCTGCAATCTGCTGCTGTTAGCAATGTTTGTTACAACACCGAAGTATGCATCTTTTTGATTAATCAAGGTAGCATCGTTGCTGTTCGCTCGCAGAGGTAACTCTGGAAATTCAAACGAGGCGGTGATGGGAAGTTCGGTTCTTACGAACTCACTTCCTGGACCCATTGAGTCCGGAATGTCGTCGGTGACATACGTATCTGGGTTAACGGCAGATCCGCTAATCAGTTGGAAGGAATCAAACCGTGTTGGTCCGTATACACCATATGGAAGGAACTTCGGATCGGCGGCGCCTGCTGCGACAGATGCATCCAAAATAACCCTTATGTATCGTGACTGGTTTACATAGTCTCCGTAGTTTTGATATCGTTTATTCTCGTCATCCCACACTCTATAGGAATCGCCGACTCTTCGGGCAATAAAATCTGGAGAGTTAGGATTTAAGTTTACATCGCTATAAGTCTCTACCGGAGAAACCCTAGCATCAGCATCTCCTATATTCCTAATCTGAACTGAGAATGTTCCGTATGGTTGATCTGAGTTCGGGGATGCCTTAATACTCGTAATAGAAATCTTAAGATTTGCTTGTGCCCATTCTCCGCCTGAAATCGCTTCAAACTTGAAGAGGTTCTGCATATTCAAAGCATTATAGAGAGACGCCGCTCCTAAATCTTGCGAGAAAAACCACCCAGTAGATGCGTTGCTAAGTTGCATGTCTTGGATGTTTTGCTGTGCTGTTATTGAGCCAATAGTCTCCCTTAATCCTAAGATGACCCCTAGCGATGAAGAAAGGGAATTGAGTTTGTCGCTAACATTTCTATCGAAAGTTTCGCCGAGGAAGTAAGTCTTCTGATTGTCGCCGGCAAAAGTGTTAACCAAAGTCGGATTAGTGTTGAAAACGTTTCTAATATAAAGTTTGCTATTTTCGTCGAAGTTGAACACAACCTTATCGGTATCTGTTCCTAACGAGTTTTTCACAAGTGCGGTATATTGATGTGGTGTGGCATCCGATAAGAATACCCCTGCGGTTCCGCTGGCGGTAGTGGTACCGTCCATCAATGTTCCTGTCAGTTCTACAGAACCTTGGGAGCAATAAAAGATTGCTGCCAGGGATCCCGTGGGAGACTCTTCCAGGTTTGCCCCGGATTCTACAAGGAACAAGCCATATGCGCCACCATCGGCGAAGGTGGCGCTCATTGGTTCACTGTTTGTTTGCCATCCAGCATTTCCATCAATCGTCGGATTTGCATCTTCGATGCCTGCCAATCTAACAATTGTAGCAGGACTTCTATTTCTCAAATAAGCTTGTGCGGCATACGTTCCATATGCGGGGGCGGAGACATTTGGTCCGCTTCTCCACACATCACTGCTGCCGGCGCCGTAAATGGGGTTGCCAAAAGTCTCAACAAAATCTGCCATCGAACTAACCTGAACAGGCACCATTGATGGTCCCTTTTCCGCTCTAGTGATGATTACTGGTCCTACAGCGGTTGGTAATTCTGGCAGTTGTGAGTTGTCAATCTCGTCAACAAAAACTCCAGGGGATACAAATTTAAATTTCTGTGCCGTCATGGTTTTTTGTTCTCCTCGTAATATAAAATATA